CTGTTGTATGCTCGATAACTTTGTTGTGTTTCATATATTTTCCCGCCACTAGCTGAGCTACTTGTGCTGGAATGGGACAGTGCTCAGCTACTTCATCCTCCCACACCAGTTTAATAGAGGACGGGCATACCACCACCACTGCGTCTATGGCGTTGCACATGCGCCATGCGGCTGCTAGATTGATCGATGTGTACGTCTTACCCAACCCCTGCTCAAAGAAAAATGCGAATGCATCCTTAACGAAAGCTCGAACCATTTCTTTATATTGGTGTTTTTTCGGCTCATTTTTGAACGTATACCACGCTGGCCATTGCCCGGCTCCCTGTGTTGGGGGTGCGGCTATTTCTTTGCGCTTTTCGTTGAACGCCGCTAACGCCTCTTTCGAGTATATAGCGGGGTTGCCCATGTGAGCCATCATGTATTCTATGTTTCGGCGTAATGAGGGAGCAGCCCAGACCCCCGATGCTTTTCGAAAACGTCGGTCCGGCATCCCGATAACGATGTCATTTTCATCAGGACGGCATTTAATGATGAATTTGGCCTGTTTGGCCTCGTAGGTGATCTGCATTATGATACCTCCATAGGCGGCACACCGCCGTTGCGAGCATCATAATCATCGCCCATGATGGTGAACTCAAAACGAATGCCTACACTCGTTTTAACCACAGCCGTGGCTAAAACGTTAGGGCGGATGGATAATTTCGGGTTGTCCTGAAAGAGCAACTCAACAGCTTTGCACGGTGATGAGGCCTCTATCATAGTTTTAGCCGTGACTTGTCTCAGGTTCACATAAATGGTGACCTCATAACGTTTGAATTCGCGTTGCATTTTTAGTTCTCCCATGGGTAAGGTTTTATTTGAACTGGCACATAGGGCGAGCGCGGGTCTAGGTACTCGCTTGTGAACCAGTCTGAAACGATTGCCAATAACGTTATCACTATCAGAAGCAATATGAGTCTTTCTAGCCATTTGTTCATTCTATTTTAAATCCCCGGTTGGTGTAATAACCCGTTAATGTTTCACCCGATACGTCCTTAGCGAAAACACCCTCGCCTAGGTAAACCCACTTCATGTCTTCGGCGTTTTTTATTTGGACCTTCGAGGGAGATGTATTTATTGGCGACTCAGTTTCTTTATTCATGCTTTCTTTTCGCCCCCTGACCTACCAATTCATCTTCGGGTTCAAACCTGCCTAAGATATAATCGGGTCTACGTTGATCAGGCTGAGGGCATGCGGCAATGACGCGCCACCCGTTATCAAGCTTATTCTGCAAAACGTCTGTGCACGAGTCCTCAAGCAACATGGTTTTATTGAACGTCATCAAAAGGTTGCCCGGCATATGAACGTCAACCTTGTGGTTATAATCCGCTTGAAACCCTGCTTCGATAGGTACTAGCTTGTTTATTTTATCCAACGCTTGCTCTAACGCATGACACAAAGTGGTTTCTGTTGGGAAGTTGGCCTCATGTTTCATCTGGAATTCGATTTTGCGTTCTAGCATCGACAATACTTGATCCCCAGTAACCACCATTTCATAAGAGCCGTACCCCTCCAGTGGGTCTTCATCATCCCTCGGTTTGGGCAGAGTAACGCCACACTCTTGCAATAAATAATCACGGCGGATCAGTTTAGCGCGCTTTTTCTCTTTGTCGGATTCGTAAACGTGGCCTAGTTGGATTAGGAAGATTCTCATGACGATAGGCTCCCGGCGCATGATGACAATCTTTGAAGATCGTTGGCTATCCCATCGAAATGGTCACTAGACCACTTCGGACCGTCACCTCTCGCAGCACAAGCGGCGTTATCTACCTTCATCGACTCAATAAGAGCTACCAAAGCATTCATTTGGCACAGATACATCACTAATTCAGGACTCATTTAGTTACACTCCATAAATATGCAAAAACCGAAGCTAATTCCACAACGTAGGCAATGTGTTGGGTTTTGTCCGCCGTTATTCCACTGGTGGTCACATGGGTCGCGGCGCTTTATTTGGTGGGTATACATGGACTCAGATTTGCTTTTAGCGCCCAACCGTTCATTAGCTTCGTCGGCGAAATTTCTGATGCGCTGGTCACTCATTTGCTTATCAGTACCATTAGTCATATCCAACCCCCGGCATAATTGTACATTTTTATTAACCTTTCATCTTCCTCACCTCTACTCCCCACGTTTAGGGTGTCAGACCGCCCGGAACAAAAAACCCCGTCAAGCAGGTTTATGTCTCCAGCAGCAACACACTCTACTGGTTCATACTCATGCTTAAAAACCATTTGATGACACACTGATTCATATGTGTCGGCATGGATCAGGTGACTCGGAAAAATGATAGGAATTTCGAGCAATCCGTCCCCTACTTTCGCCAATATCACTATATATTTCATGGTGCGTAGTCCTCTGCTGCTAGGGTGCCTTTGGGCGCATGGCTAGCTATCTCCATTTGAATCAAGTCGCCTACGTCCATGATGCTACGTGGGTAGTAGTTGTTGTTACCAGTCACGTCGGTGGATACAAAACGCTTACGATTGGTTTTTGAAATGGACATTTGGAGTAGGTACATTTTCCTGTCATGAGTATATACCGCCACATCCACCCAGTTGGACCACCACCGAAACGGGCGAAATTTCGCTTGATCGGCTGACATTACTGTTACTTTAGGCATCAACGCCCTCCTTCCACATGAATGCAGAACCACTTCGACCGGTGAACAGAGCGCCACATTGGCAACTCTTGCCACCCCCAACCCATGACCAAACGTACGCTTTCACTTCAACAGAACAAAAAGGGCAATAAAAGTATATCGTATTGCTTGATCTGTGCTCGAGGCTAGTGAGATGCATTGAGGGCCGACTTCATGGAGTAGCAAACCATAGAGCCCAAGCATCGCTGCAATAAGGCTCTTACCGTTCTGCCTTCCAACGCTTATGACTACCTGGCGATAGCGAAGCCGTCCTGGATAAAGTGGGTTGTCATCGGGATAGCGTTCGAGGATTGCGCGAAGCAACCACTTCTGCCATTCATCGAGCTGTAAGCCTTCTGGGTTCTCCGGTGACTTCCAAGCTATCTCTGCAAACTCGATTAGCTTATCGCCGTCGGTTGGAAAGTCCTTAGACAGCGGTTCTGTGTAGAGCGTGGGTAGTTGAAGCATTATCGGGTTAGCAACTTCTCCAATGGATCCACAGCTTCGGCTGCATCGCCAATAGATCGCTTCAACTCGAGTGGATCTATTAGAGCCCGATGATCGCGAACTTCAATCTTCAGGACAATCTCTTTGTCGAGTTTTTGCTACCAGATGAGGATGGCAATAGCTTTATCCTTGGCATCAGCGAACTTGGCGGTACAGATGTCCTTGGCGGATTCGGGGAGTTTGTAATCAATGAATCGCTAATTGGCGGACAGGATGTTTTAGCTCCTAGCTCTGGACTAAAGTGGCAGGACGTTGCTTGCGAGACAGCCAGCGCAGCTATAAGCATTGGCGGCAGTATCAGCGATGCAATCTACTTCCAACCAGCTCCTGCAACTGCAAACCTTACTCTGCAAAGCTACGATCTAGACCCGACAGTAAACAAGAACATTAGGGCTAACACAAAGATTCGACTTCGCCTAGATTCACCTGAGATTGACCGAGTGCTATTTGTTGGATACATCGACACAATCGACGTGACTTACTACCCAATGGGCCCAAACCTAATCAGAATTAGAGCCTTTGATGTTTATAAGTCCTTGGTAAACACCCGAATTGATGACTGGGATACAACAGGCTTTCCTGCTGGATACGCAACTACCGATGAAGTATTTGAGTTAGTGGCGCTAAAGACCGGAGTTGGTCTATCTGCAAACTCTGAGCCTACTCTCGGACGTATTCCTGCTGAGCAAGTAGACAACATCCTTGTTCCAGACGTTTTGAACGATGCTATTGATGTTGGTTTGGCTGTTGTTTGGATTGACCAGGAGACCGAAGAGCTCACCGTTATCCCAAGACCATCGAGCTCCCAAGGCACATCGACTACTTATGTTGTCGGCAACGACCACAGCTCAGACCCTTATCACCTTTGTATGTCCGAAATCAACGTGAACTCTGATGCTGATGCTGTCTATAACTCCCTAAAAGTTTCCCTAGCTTCTGATGAAGCAACCTTTGTATTCCTTCGGGATCAGGATTCGATTGACCTCTATGGAGAGTCCGCAATCGATGTATCTATAAACACTACCGACGCAACCGAACTATCTAGATGGGCTACTGCCGTTTACCGGCAGGCTCCAACCAAGTTAGTTAGCCAGGTAGCGACTCCAGCTAAAGACCGGCTAGGCAATCTAACAGCCGCAGCGGTGTTTACACCAGGAACTCTCGTTGGTGTCAGGTATACTACTAGCCAGCTGAACATTGTAGACTTTTACACTGTCATTCGCGTAAGTCATGAGATTGACGTCGATAACTGGTTCACAACTCTAGAACTTTGGAAGGAAGCCTAATGGCTTATAAAGTATTCTCTAACGGTAGCGTTCTACCAGCTTCGGACCTAAACGACTTCTTGATGCGCCAGTCGGTAATGGTATTTACATCTTCAACAGCTCGCGCTTCAGCCATCACAGGACCAACCGAGGGAATGCTTACTTACCTCGAGGACACAAACCGGTTCCAGTATTACAGCGGAACTGCATGGGTAGATCTAACCGATGAGCCTTCTGGCTGGTCTGACAAGTCTGCTAACTACTCTGTTGTCGCAGTCGACCTTGGAACCACTATTCGCTC